AGGTATAGTTAAACTTTTAACTTCTCCAACATAATATATATCTTCAAAATGTGGGTCTTCAGTATAAGAATATATTAAATTTGCAGGATCTACATAATCTAAAGTAACTCCATTAGCTTTATTCCAGCTAGTTTTAGCACACCCTATACCCAAAGTTACCAAATCATAATTAAATCTTTTCTTTATATTATCAAACCTATTTTTTTCTAAAGTATTATTGATAACTTCTTCTTCAGCAATTTCAATAGCTTGTTTATAACTTAATTGCATATGAATATCTAATTCTTCTTTATTTTCAGGTAAATTAGCTGGGTCAGGACTTTGGTATTGATCAATACCTAATGTTCCTTTTAATTCTTCTAAATAAGGTTTAGCCAACATATCCTCATAAATAGCATTAGCATAGTCAGTTCTTTTCTTTAATGATATAGGATCTTGAGCAAAAGCTTTTATTTCATAAACTTTATTATTCATACCATTAGCTACTATATCTACAAATTTAGAAATAACCGGTACAGGTTTCCAATCTAAATTAAGATAAGACATATCGCCATTAATAGCAAGTTCATCTTTATATTTTTGGACTGATTGTTCTCCACGTGCATATAAACGTAAAGAATGAAATCTATTATAAGAAGTAGCAAATCTAGTACCATTACCCCCTTGTTGCCACCATTCACCTTCAATAGCTTGTGCAACACGTCTTCCATACTCAATGGAAGCTTTTTCAGCATCTGGCACCGTTTGGCTCGGAAATGCGCTATTTGGATTTGCGTATGTATTCATTTATTTAATTATTTTTGACAATGTCCCTTTGTTATCATATTTTTTTATCCCTAAATCAATTGGTTGGTGCTTTCTTCTACTTACTGGAGCATACCTATTTTTATTACAGGCCATTAAAGCAAGTCCAGAACTTATAGAAGCGTCATGACTAGTCCTGTTGTTTATATCAAAAGCCGCCCAATCTTCTAATGTTCTTTGGAAATACATATCCCCATAATCATCACCATTAAATCCAATAGCATTTTCTATATAAGATTCAATAGCAGCAGCGTGTGCTTGTTTAATATCTTCACTTGAATTTGGTATTCCACCTATTTCTTTTTCTGTTACTGATAATTTATTCCAAAACTTATCAGGTCTATTCATTGCAAACCCTCTATAGCCTCTTCTTTTAAAATGATATAAAAGTCTAGGTTTATTATTTTCACATAGTATTGGCATCCCATAAAATATACAAGCCATTAATACATCTTCAAAGAATATTTCAGCCGTCTGTGGTCGTGCTATATATTCTAAGAAAAAATGATCTGCTGGGGCTTCTTCCATGCTGAACTTAGTTAATCCATGCAGAGATCCGTTAGATCCTCTTTTATCAACTGTTCCTGAAATATCATAAGGATCACATCCAAATGCACCCATATGTTCATTACCAGGATATTTAATACCGTTTTTTTCTACATATCTATTTTGCAACGTCCTATCAGGTACCCATGTTATATAAAATCTACCTTGATTATTGGGAGCAAATACTACTCTTGAATCTTTTATGCCATGATCCCATAAAAAATTACCTTGTGTTACTACCGATCTATTATTTGAATCTTCATTAAAATCTATTTGCTGATATATTTTAGTTAAATTAAATAAAGATGATTTAGATTCATCTCTAAAAGCATGTTTAGTAGTACGTGGAAACTGTCTATAAAATTCATTTAAAGCGTCTTGATCGCTCTTTAGTCCATCAACTTCATTTTCCCAATATTCGACGACCCCCAGACTGATAAATCCTCCTTGCGGTCCTTTAACTTCGGTAGTTGGGGTGTCAAAGACAGGCATCCCATTAGCATCAATGTATCCCTCGTAATTCCATTCCATAGGTATGAACAAAGAATATAATCCTGAGCTAGTCTGTCCGTTGCGGTTTCTTTTTTTAACATCTGAGTTGTCATATAATTTTTTAAAGTTTCTACCTCCTTTGTCTAATGCGTTTGAAGTACTGCCCATCATACATTTACCAATAATTCTACTACCTAATCTTAAAGTTGTTTTTGTAACCCTCCAATTATTTAAAATATTAGTTGGTCTTTCCCATTTACCACTTTCATCATGTACTAATAGTTTTAATTTTTCACCATCATAACTATTATCACCAGTATTTTTCCAATCAATTGTTGTATCTAATCCTTGTAGTTCACTTACTTCACTCCCCATTTCTATCTTTCTTCTAGTAAATTTAGAAGCTGGAACTCTATATGCTAGCTCTGTTTTAGGTCGATCCATACCATCTTGGATCGGTTTAAAAAAGAAAGGATAGTTAACTGAAATTGGTACAACCTTATCTGTAAACATCTTTTTAGCATCAGGACCAGTTTTAGATAATATTCCATATCTGGAATCACTTGCTAAAGTAGCTAAGTTTACAACCTCTCCAGAGGCCATAAAAGAGAATCCTGATCTACGGTTTTTAAGGTAACACATTCCATAACATCTATTGTCGGCTTTACAAGCTTCCCAGAATATAAAGAATAATCTATTGGCTTCTCTAAAATCTGGTGGTCCAACATCAATCTTACTCCACTGCAAGTACATATAGTGAGTGCCAGTAAGATAAGTAGGTTTACCTTGATTATAAAACCAAAAACCTTCTTCACGTTTTTTAAATTCTTCATCAATATACTCAAACCATTTTTCTTTAAAATCTTCTGGGTATTCTCTCCAGTTAAATACTGTTTTTATTCTGCTTAAAGCTTTAGGATATTCAGTTTTAGTCCAAGTTTTATTCTCAAATTCATGAGGTTTTTCTTCTTTAGGTAAAGCTATTTTAAGATTTTGTATTTCATAAATCTCTCCTATTTTACCAGTCTTACTAATAACTATAATATCATGCTCTTTATTATATCCATATTGCCATTTATTATAACGGTTTAATCGTTTAATAATTTTAGGTTTAATATGGTTATCTATAATTTTATATAAAGTTTGCTTATACATTATTTAGACCTCCTTTCTGCAAAACCTCCAAAAGCCTTTTCTTTTTTAACTTCTTCTTTAGGTTTATCTTCTAACATATTCTTTTCTTCTTCAATTCTACTTAGAATTTCAAAAGCATCGAATATAGCTAGTTTTTTAGTAGCTGCAGCATTTTTAAGTCTATCCGCGGAAATATCACTATCAGAATCAACAATAGGCTCCTTAGCAACTTTGATTAACTCTTTTACCGCCACTTGCCCAGCTTGGATTATATTCTTCTTCGTTTCCTTTGTATTCATACTTTATAACAATATCATTTGATTTCATACAATAAATTCGCTTATTATCTATAATAAACTCCCATTCTCGACCTGGCTTATAACCAACTAGATCCCCTGGGTTAATATTAGATGCTTTTAATTCATCATTACCTATTTTTAATACACCTATACACTTTTTCTCTAAATCTGTTGTTAAAGGATCAGTATCTTTAAGTGGCATTATAAAACATCTATTCATAAATGGTAACCACTTATCATCTTTTTTATATAAATAAATTTGATTTGGTTTACAAAAATATAAATTTTCTTTAAAATATTGAGCACTATTCCTTTCATTTCCCCTTACATCATACCATCTTCTAAATATATTATGATGAATAATTACTTCATCACCTTCTTTTAAATCAAAAGAATATGCCAAAGGTATTGACTTAATAATAGCATGCCTGCTTACTAATTTATGATCTTCAATATTAGCATTTGTAATAAGGGTTTTATTTCCTATTTTAACTTCATTATTATACCTACTTTCTTTAGGAGTTATAATAAAATCATATATACTATTCATTAATATTCTAAATCATATTCAACTGAGATAGCCATGTGAGAGTTAAACTTCTTCCATGGCATTACCTCATTGACTTTTTTTATATAGATATTATAAGAACTATCTTCTTCGTCTAAACTAATATGATGAATTATATGGCCCCCATAAACCTGTTGGCCTACAGAATAATGCATAGCTTCATTTTTATAGTCTGCACCTATACTTATTTTTCTTATAACAGAGTCCATAACCTACTTCTCTTCAGTCTTGTCCTCTTCTTTTATTTCTTCATAAGAACCGTCTTGTAAATTAATATTTACTTGACCGTATTTTTCCTCAAGTTCTTTTTTAGTAACATCTAGTTCTTTAGCGAAAGTGCTATATGCCCCTAAAATTTCAGATTTTCTTAACTCTAATGAACCTAAATCCATTACAACTTGTTGAATTTTACCTTGTTGTTCTTTAACAGTTGTTAATTCCTGTTCTTCAATTTTGTTTACTTTTTCTGCCATTTGATTTAATTTTAATTGTTATTATTACTCTATTTATTATTACTTATTAATATATACTTTTACTTTTTATATATACTAGTTGCTTTTTCAGTTGTACGTCCACCGAAATAGGCTAAAACGACGGACATCATTATTTTCTCGAAAGTGTCATTCCATAATTCATTTATATGAAAAGGTAAGCTTTCAATACTATCTAAAATACCTGCTAAGGAAAAGATAACTATACACCATACTAATACTAATGGTCTAACGTTTTTACTTAACCATGAATCAGATATGGAATCTGCCTCCCATCTGGAAGTAATAGATTCTATTTCTTTATTTTGTTGGTCGTATATTATTTGTTGCAACTTAATCTTATCTTCCGCGCTTACGTCGGATTTAGTTATAGCTGCTAATGCTTCTTTAGGTGATGTAAGACCTTGTAATACGTTCCCTAAAGTAGGGTTAATAACAGAAGCAGCACCAAATAATAGTTGACCAACTGTTGTATCTTTAAATTTCTTTTTTGCCATTATAATGTTTCGTAATCATCTGTTTTACTATATGCTTCTTTTTCCCATGGTAAATTAGGATTACCTTCTTTCATTTTACTTCGAGGATAGGCTTTGCCTTTCCAATACACATTTTTATCATCATAGTCTAAATCACCTCTTTTTATTTGCTCTATATGAACTTTTTCATGATCAATAATGCTTTGATGATCTTTAGGATGTAATTCATCTGAAATTAAAATAGTTCCATTATTATTACCTTTACCTAAACATCCTTCTTCTAAATCTCTCTCATATATTGGAGGTTGTTCTTCAAAAGGCGGTTTTAATTTAAAGGTCATATTTAAATTTTTCTATTTCTTTTGGATCAAATTTAGTAGTAATTTCATGCTTGGGCCCTGAGGGAGAAACCATTTTAGCTGCTAAGGAAAGCATTTTAATCGAACCCTTAATACCTCCTCCTATTAATCCCATAGCCCCTCCTCCTATTAATGTAGGCCCTGAGTCGTAATTCTCTAAAAGAGCGACATTTTGAATATTAGCTTTCTCATTATTTTGTTCAATAATATCTTCATCAGCATTAGGGTCAGTATTTACCTCATCATTATTTAATGGAGATTGAAAGGCATTCCTAGAAATACCCCATTTTTGAGTATAAGGCATAATTATTTATTTAGCCATGTTAACAGCAAATTGACCCATTTTTCTAACTCTTTCGTTAGAAGATCTTGCTGCTTTTTCTTTTAAATGCATTGGAATTTTTTCATCTTCTGGTATACCTAAATATCTATGTAGGCCACCAACATTCATTTC